CATTTAATCACCTCACATGTGTAGGAATGCATCGCGAGAAATAACTCGCACATGCTTTGGCTTTATTGCCAGTTCTGTTTTGATAACGCCTTTGTCTTCGGGGATAGGAAGAGGTGCGGACTCAATGATGTAATCATCAATGATGATGATAATTTCTTCACGGTTAGCACCTTTACCAGCCTTCGTCAGTGTTAGCGTAATCGGTTCCGTATGGTCGTGTGTTCTGTTGGTTCGGAACTCATGGAAAATAAGTGGGTCGGAAGCAATAACGGTCATGGACAACTCATATTCCATAGCCTTCTCAATCATGAGGTTAGCATTGCGTGAACCACCGAATGGGATTTGTTCAAGAGAATCACCAGCCGAGTTTCGGCCTTCTGCTTGACTGTTACCGCGAATAGTGTAAATTGCCTCGGAGTTGTTGTTGCCACTCAACGCAAAGTTGGTAACTTGCGCGATGTTGATTCCGAATGCACTGATTTGACCGTTGTAAAAGAAGAATGGTTTTTCCGTGTTAGGCGCGATTCCCGCTTTCTTTCTGTTGAGTGCGCTGTTACCAGTGTTCTCAAACATGCGGTGTGCGGTATATCGGTCGCCTTTGTTTGCATCTTCAAGACGGCCTGTGTCGGTGTAGCAGTAAAGCGCATCAAAGTTGACAGTCATCTTGACTTCTGCATCAGCGTCAGCCGCGAGAGAGAAGTCTTTGACTTTACAACCCTTCCACACGCGCGTAAGTTGTTTGCTGTCATTCACCGAACCGGGGGCTGATGAGCCTTCACCGCTTGCATTGAATGACCCGGTGTTGTGTGTGCGGATGCTGGATTCAATTGAGAATGAAGGAAGTGTTGCACCTTGAAAGATAAGTCGGTCTTGACGGTTAGTGATGTTGCCGAAGTCGCTTGCTCCTGTGTCAAAGTTTGGTGAACCATTGCCGGAACCGCTCATGTATTTGAGTCTCCTTAGAGTGTATGCGCTTGCAAGATGGTTGAAGTAAAATGGTTCTTCAACATGTATGCGTCTTAGTGTAGTGTCAATGTAAAGCACTTGACGAATCTCGTTTCGTTCTGCGTGTTGTAAAGCGATACCAGTTGCACCATCACCCCACTTTGTGCCGCTTGGTTCAGCAATGTCAGTAGGGTAGTTGACGGCTGTTCCGTCTTCCACTATGACATAATCACCCGCGGCAAGATTGGTAAGTGTCCCTGCTGAATATTCTATGAATGTATCACCAGCGGAAATGTCAACCTTTGTGTGTCCGCTGGGGTCGCTCATAAGCGCGCTGGGAACATCAATAACTTCGCGACCAAGTGAGTAGTATAACCAACGCGCGCTGTTCATCATTGTCTCAAGAGAGCCACCTTCATTGGAGAAACGCTGTGGTTCTTGAATGACAATATCACGACCAACACCAACTACATGAGAGCGGCGAACCTCAACCTTTGTCTCCGGTAGCGCGACAGTCGCCGCAAGACCGATGAACTGGTCTGTAAGAACCGATTCATCGGAAGAAGCGGCTTGTGCGTGGAATGTCATACCTGTGTCAATTGTCGGTGTTCCGACTGTATCAATCAGTAATTCATCACCAGTGGTTGAAGTTGTGCTTACCGCTTTCATTGGTGGAGAAACAGTAAGTGTCGCGCCACTGTTTGCAACGATAGTATAGACATGACCTTTCGTAGCGTTGTCGTCATCGGTGAAATTACCAGCACCGTTGACGCGAAGTTGAGAGCCGACGAGCATACCAACAGGGTAGCGGAGGTTGGATGAGCCGTCAAAGAAACCTTCGGTCGCGCCACTGAATGTGATTTGAGTTCCGGTAGCGTCTGTTGCGAACGCGAAAGAACCACCAAAACCACCATTCTTCAATGCTAAACCACACTCTTTGCCGAATGTCACTTCGGATAAATCGCCTTTATACACTGTTGATGCCATACTACCTGCTCCGCCTATGCTCATGCTATGAGTTCGCTAAAGATAACGATTTCCACTTGGAAGGTCATCCTGTGCAACCTCTTCGTCCGGTCCGAAAGGTCAGTTCTCATCTTATAGAGTAATCGGTCAAAGTTCGCGCCGTCGCCTTTTCTTTGACTATGCACGATTCGCCGAATCTCATCTTCCATTTTCATAAGATGGGACCTCCCTCTCATTGTGCGCGCATCAACTGTTACATTGATTCGCGTGTGGACAAAATCGTAAAACACTTCGGGCTGTTCTTCGTTGTGAACAGTCTCGTAAAGGAGGATAGCATCTTTGCTTGTGAGGTTCAACCTTTTACCGCGCCCAGCCTCAACGGTCGTGATGTCCTCAATCACAGGAGTATGTTGGCTGGTGTTGCCACGATTCCACCCTGTTGTGAGGATGTTTTTGATGAGTTCAACAGATTCAAGGGCCAAGCAACTCACTCCCTATTGCTGATTGTGCGCGAGCCTGTTTTTTTGCCATATTGATTATGTTTTGATAATCCGGGTTCTTGTCGGTCATGACATTGCCGTTTTCATCAATCAGCAAACCATCACTGTTTACGCTCGCTCCGTAAAGACTGGCCGTTGCATCAAGAAAGATTCGCCCCCCGTCAGTAAATATGCTGTTCTCGCGTGCTTCCATAACAGCCTCGCGAACAGACTCGGAGATGGCTTTCTTAATTATTTCTTCCATCACAACACCGTCATCACTTCTGTATATCGCGGTAGTGTTTCAGCCACCTGCGCTTTGAACAATTGATACTTGCTACCCAAGTCAACATTCTGTGTTCCTTCGGGTAGTAGCACGCTTCGGTCATCCGCCAGTATCAAATCCATCGCGACCAACTTGGTGCATATATCCTCAATCGCTTTCTCAACATATCGCTCACCGTAAACATACGATACCTTGACCGCGTTCCATGAGAAATAAGGGTATGAGTTGTTGAAGTAAATTACACCCATATCGTAGTCAGCCCACCAATCGCGAAGTCGTGCTTCATCACCTGTAGTTGTGCCGACATAATCAATCTTGAACTTCTTTTGGAGAAGCGTGGCACCGTTAGTTGCCGCCGCGCTAATATCGGTTCCTCCGAGGTCTTGCACACCGTTGAGTGTTGTTCCGGTGATGCTGGTGTAAAAGCCAAACGCGCTACCTATGTTGATGATGCCGTATGGTGCAAGACCTGTAACATCAGCAACAGTGATGCTTGTGGCTGTTGATGCTGAAACTGTTGTTGAAATGTCAGTTGCACCAGTGAATGTGATACCGGATGATGTGCAAGCGTAAGTTGCATTTTCACCTGCTTCACCGCGACGCATAGAAGTAATCTTCAATTGTCCACCACCGTAGTCAGCGTTAGCCGATGCCATGAACTCATGATGCACATTTGCTGTGATTGTTCCGTCAACTTCGGTCGTATCCTCAAATGAGAAAGACGGGCTGAACTCGGTAGCAGACTTGCCTTTGCGCGCATCTTTGTTGATGAGGTCAGCCAACTGTTGTGCTGTGCTTACATTGTCAAACTGTGCGCGGAACTTGGAATTGCCATCTCCTACCGTAAGTGTCGCTACACCACCGCCACCCGGACACAAAAAGAGATTGTCTGTGTCAGCGGTCAATTGTGTGAAATCGTCAACCTTCAATCGTATTTCAGCCGCGGCAATCTCGCGGTAGTCTTGACCTTGCCAAATCTCAAGCCTCAACACTTGTTGCACATTGCGGAATAGAAGCGGAGTTGTGCCGACATAATCAGTGTAGTATCGTCGGCGATATGGTTTGTATGTGTCAAAGTTGATGTATTCAGCAGTTTGTAACATAGGTCGCCAAGCGTTGTTTGTGAGGTTGTCAATCTTGTCTTGAGTGCGGAGAATCAATGTTTCAACTTGGGCTTTGGTTACACCTTTGCGTTTACCGTTTGTGAACGATTGAAGATTCTGCACTTGCGCGTTGTCAGCCGTTGTGTAGGTTCCTGTCAAGGCGGGTGAAAATGTAAGACGGACATTACCGGATGCTCTCGCGGGGTCTTGTGTTATTACCACTGTTTCACCCATTTCAGCGTCGCTGGTAATTTCAATCGTATCGCCTTTTTCAAAACCAACCAAACGGAAGTCGGCTGGTGATATGTCAATGTGGGTGTTGCCGTCGTTGAGTGCTAAAAAAACAGGGTCGGGGAACGGTATTTGCAATATGTCTGCAACCTTTTGCGCGGAAGTGTAGTAAATCCTATTGGGGAATAATGGTCGTCCTTCGCGCTCTCCTGTTTGGAACACTGTCGGCATCAGTCCTCACCCCTACTACGCATCATACTCTTAGGGAAGTGTCGCGGATAGTGGCCGTGTTGTAAAAAGAATTGATACGCCGCTTCTCTTGCTTCACCGAGGTCGCCGCGATTACCTGCCTTGACCATAGCGCGTATGCGGTTTTCTTCCGCTCTCTTTGCGTTTCTTGCATCTATTTGTTGTTGATACAAACCAGTCCTTTCTGTTTGAACAGGAGCCGTTGCTCTTGCTTGTTCAGCAACTTTTCTTTGCTGTTCAAAGAGATTCTTCAACTGTTCAGCGTAGGCACCCATACCTGCTTGTTCCATTTCAGCAATCTTCTGTTGCTGTTCGGGTGTCAACTCTTTGAGTAACTGCCACGCTTTCTCCATCGGGTTCATCAAATCACCTCTTCGGTTTTCGCGAGATTGTAGTCCATTGGTTTCTTACAAGCACCACATCGCTCAAGGTAGCAAAAGTGAAGCATACCGCAAAAGCGACAACGCGTGCCACTACCGATGTTTACGATGTCTCGGATGTTGCGCGTCTTCATGTTTTGACGCTTAACGACACCCTTCAACTTATCGCGCTCATCGGTCTTGACCATTGACTCTTCGGCTTTACGCCAGCCCTGTTTCTCAAGCCGTTTCAGTTCACTCAAGTCCATAGTATCACCTTCAAGCGGTGATGACTACGACATATAGGTTTCCCTGCATGGTATATGATGTAACACCTTCAACAGTTTTACTCGCTGTGTAATCATCAAGCACCTTTTGGATTCCACCCGCGACAGCCGCACCTGTTTCGCACGCTTCTTCCGGGTTGAACTCAAACACTTTGGTATCGGACAAGGTGAATCACCTCATCGCTTACCAAAGACCATGATTCGTCCACCGTTTGTGGACGGGTCCGCAAAGTTCACCTTTGTTGGTGAAGTTACATCAATTGACGCTACCAACGGTTGTGCAGAATTGTTGTTTGATAGAACAACAACACCGAGGATTTCACTCAAGAAATCCCCCAGTTCTGCGGACTCATCGGTGTTCGCGATGGTTCCGGTAATCACAATCAAATCGCCCAGTGTGTGTGGTCTGTTATCACTTACAAATGCCATATTCATTCCTCTCCTGTTGTTTCTGCTTCTTCGCCTTCGGTTATAGTATCTTCGGGTGGGTTAAGGTGCGCTTCAATCGCCGCGAGTAGTTTCGCTTTGGTGGAGAGCGCGGAGTATGAAACTCCGTTCTCATCACACCAACTCATGATGTCACCTTTCTTCCAACCCATATCGGGAATGCCATCGTTCCCACCGTCAACTGTTTCAAAGAGGTGTCCTTCAATTACGAAGTCTGCTCCGTCAACAGCCGCGCGGTTAGCATCAAGCCATTCCGCTGTCACCTCGCGAGGTTTACCCCAAAGCCACCAACCTAAGCGGCCCATATTCGCACCAGTTCGGCGCGGGCCTTTGTAGGTTATAGTAGGCAAAGAAACCACCTCAACCAAGCACCAATAGCAGTGTAAGAGTTTCAGTTGCACTGGAATTGTGGGTTAGCACAAGACCGCTTTTTGAAACACCGCTGTCGCCAGCACTGCCAATTTCGCTGAATGCTCCGTGGATTGCTGTAACTTCTCCGCTTAGGGTTAGAGTTGCACCTGCTGTTGCGCCTGTCCAAGTCAGTAAAACAAATCTTGGAGCGCGTGCTTGTGTTCCGTCAGCCTGTCGTGGTTCAAACGGTGTAAGTGTGCCGGGATAACTCCCTGCACCACCAGCGAACCAAGTGGTATCGTCAATGTCAACACCTGTGTTCAACGGTAAATCCAATACCATTGCTGGTGTCCCTGCGCTTTCTGTGTATGTAATTCCTCTATGTGTAATTGCCATTTTTCATCACCTCATTGTAAGTCGCGAATTGAACCGCTTGCACCGAAGAAGGAACACCACATTTCTCCCATTGTCCTGTAAAGACCTTCTTGGCCGAGTCTGTTAATCGCGAATGGGTCGCCGGTTTCAATACCGGATTCATAATACTGGGTTGGGATAGCGGTTTGGAACCACAGGTAATCCGTGTCAAGGTAGTATAGACGGGATAGAGAACCTGCGCCATCTTGTGGCATGTCTTTGGTTGGGATGATTGGAACACCGTTGTAGGTAGCCACAATGAAACCAGCCTCAAGACCCGGAACACCCTTCACACCGTTGTAAGTTGGTGTAACACGCTTGCTGTCCATGAATCGCTGTTGGGATTGTAGGAGTTGCTGAACGCGCATCAAAGTGTCGTATCCAGTCAGCATGACCTTTGGATTACCACCGCGAGTCCATAGTTGCTGGAACAATCCGTCCATTTGATTCAGTGAAAGATTCCTGTTGGTGCTTGAACTGCTTGAAACATCAACTTCCGCGCTGTGGAAATCTGCACTTCCGTCGCGAGTAATGGAGTAAATGTCGTGGTCAGTAGTTGCGCTTACATGGCCTGTTCCTGTGGTCATCTTGTCCGGGTCGGATGTGAGTCGGTCAAGTGATTCAAAGTCGTTGCCAACTGGTGTGTCAACATCCTCAAGAAGCATTCTGTTGATGTGTTCAGCGTGATGCTTACCCATTTCTTCTTTGAGAACTTGTCGGACATCGCCCAGTCCATCGTCTTTGTCGGAAAGGAACATGCTCACTTCGGACAAGTCAAAGGTGTGTGCAACAGTCTTTGGCTTGGCCGCGACATGCAAGAACTCCGGTCGGCTGGTGTCCGGTAGGGTTCCGTTTTCTGCAATTCCACCGCCCTTTGTGAAGTCAGCGCGAGCGGTTAGGATTCTCCATCCACTTCGCTCCCACGGCTTCTTTGGCAAGATTGAAAACGCGTTGAACTCTTGGTTCAATTGCGACCAAACTTTTCGTCCGTAAATTGCTTGATATGTTCCAGCGGTAGTGGAGAGAAGAGGCGCGTCAGCCTTCAAAATGTCTCCGCTTCCATAGGTGTATCCGGTTTGAGAAGCCCCACCGTAATAGTATCGCTCCATGTCTTGAACTGTCCTTACATAATTTCGTGCCATCAGTATTCACCTCCGTTCAATGCTTTGTCGGCAAGTCGGTGAACATCGTCCCACGACATGTTTGCCAAGTCAGCAGTTTCGGGAATAGTTACGGTTGCGGAGTTCGCGGATTTTGCAATCATTGAACCACCGGAAGAAACATTGTCAATGCGCTCGTTGAGTGCGATGACAGCCTTTTGCAGTTCAACCATTGGTCCGCGAGCATCAAACTCTTGCTTTGCAATTGCATCTGCTTCTTGCTTCTGTTCTTTGAGGAAGCGTTCTGTGAAGTTGTTGTTCAAGTCCGCTTTGAACTGCTGTTCCATAGCCGCGGCCTTGTAAACTTCGTAAGCCGCTTCAATTTCGGAAGGGGAAACATTGTTTTGGTTGAGGTAATCACTCTTGATTACATTCTTGTTTCCAGTAGGCGCAGAACCAAAGTTTGGTTGTGGCCTCTTACCGGAGTCATCTTCACCTGCGCCTTCAAGAGAACCTTGTCCACGCATGTCAAAAGAGGACTCGCCCGGTCCGTATCCTTTGTTGAAGTGGTCGCGCGCCGCAGACGGGTCAAAGCCCGCGCTCTTTGCAGTCTGCTCCAACCAAATCAAGTAGTCGCTCGTTATCATATCATCTGCTTTGTTCGTCATGTCATCACCATACATCATGTCTTCGTTTTCGTCATCCTCGTCATCGG